TACCCTGGTCTAGCCATGTCTGCTCCCTTCAATCGGTTTCTAATGAACTCGCCTATACCCATTTCACCCTCTGTATCAGCTTTACGCCGTCCATCGAGTCTTCCGGCTCTCCGGGCCAGCGCTTAGTGCCTCCATATGTCCATGTCCGCCGCCGCTTCCATCTGGGATCCCAGACCTGCTTGCTCCGATCCCACGGCTTCTTCTCTTTCTTCGGGCGCGGCGGCTTCGGCTGTTTCGGCGGCTTCTCTTTCGGCGGCTTCCGGGCGCGGGGCTTCCGGTTCTCGCAGTGGTGTACGTGGTGTCCCGCATATGCCTTCGGCGTCGCGAACCTTACTATCTTGCCTTCGTCAAGGCACTTCTCGCATACAAACCCCGGCATGTCGTCAATGTCGGTCAGATGTCCGGTGCTGTCGATTAGGCGCTGCTCATACTCGATGAACTCCACCTTCGGCGGATCGGCCTTTGAAAGCGCCAGCGCGGGTTCCCACTCAATCCACGCGCACTCTCCGGGCTGAATGGTCTTCGCCCCGATGGTTTCGGACAACTCAGACAGCAGGCGAATATGGACCAGGCCACGCGCCATCGGTCGCTCGGCTAACTGTTTGCGCCTCATGTCGCGCATCAACATCAGAGCTTTTCCTTCGCCTCCGGCGTTCCGCCGCCCGGTACGGTCACTCGGTTGTCAGTCTCCTCATCACCGCCGGCCGCAGAGGTCGGCGTCATTTTGCGAATCAGCGCTTCCTTCACGCCTTCGCTGAGTTTGCCATCGGCGAGCAGGCTCTTCACCGAAATATCAGAGAGGGATGTAAACTCCCTGAGTATCACGTCGGGGTGTTCAACTATTCCGGGCATGAGTTGAGCGAGGTCGGAGAGAGTGGCGCTTCTGGCCTTGTCTCTCTGCGCTGCCCTCAGAAGGTCTATCGTGTTGAGCGGCGCCATCTGGTATTCAATCCTGAACTTGCCCGGATCGATACCGTGAAGTACAAGCTCGATGCCAAACAGCTTATTGAAGCCCTTCTGCACCATCATGTGAGTCATAAGCAGTGTGCAGGCAAAGGTCACATCCTCCGCCGTACCCCCACCTTCGGAGAGCTTCGGGGTGCTGCCTTCAAACGGGAAATACCGCCAGGGCACGGTAGAAGCGGTCACGAGCCGTCTCAGGAAATGGAGGATGTCGTTCACGTTCTGAAGCTGAGCATTCTCCGGGTCGAACATTTCAACGCCGCCGCGCCCGGAGCCATCGTCGGGTATGTAGAAGTCTGTCTTCACTGTAATCGGGTCCTGCTCAATGACCTTTGCGCCGTCCGTGGAATTCCATATCTGGCGTTCGTTTATGGCCTTCTTGTAGGCATCAATGGACTCTTGCTGCTTCTGGATGGGGTCTTCAGCGCGGACCGGGACTTTGTGCAGGAACTTCATAAATGCGCGGTACAGCCTCGCAATGGCGGTAGCATCCTCCGCCATATTCAGCCGCTTCCATGATTTCCTCGCGGCGGAGAATAGCGGTGTCCCCAGGTAATTTTCCTCGCAGCCAAACATGAAGTGCAGAATCTCGTATTCGGCGAAGATCACATCGCCGCCCATATCGGGGCTGTTCTCAAGGCGTTGTATGTAACCGGGAATCCTGCCGCCGCGCTTGTCCTTCAGCGGCCATATGGTATGTTCCGGCAAGCGCTTGAGTCCGTCAATCTGAACCCATCGGCCGTTCTCTACTCGCGGCACGATTTCATTGACATCGTTCCCGTAGTGAACGCCTTCGCGGATTATCTGCCAGGTCTTGCCCCGAAGGTCTATGCGCTCCATCAAATCATCTATGATCGTCTGGGCTTGCTTCTCCGCTGGCGTGCGCTCCACATCGTCTTTATCCTTCTCGTGGAGTACCACAGTCATAACATTCACGGTCGGGTCGGGATAGCCGGTAGCGCGGGAGGCAACGGCGTCAAGTGCGAACTTGACCACCTCATCGTCCTGGGCCATACGCGCCATGTCTTTGTGAATGATGGTGCGCTCATATCCGAGATTGAATGTGGACTGAATGGCATTGGCGAAGTCAGCATAGGCGTAACCGCGCCCCGAAACGGGGTTCATTCCTTCGGTCTGCCCCCCAAGCATCTTTATCAGCCTTGCCTTATTGTCCTGAGTCCGGCCATGTCCAGCCTGCCTTAATCGCTCGAGCAGAGCGCGGCGTATGAGTCAACGAAGAAGTCCACGGTGTCCAGGAAGCACAGCACCATCGCATCAAAATCATCCGGGCTGCGCTTCAGCCTCTTGCGAATGTCGTCTTTGCTCTCGATCAGTTCCCGAAGCCTCTGCCGCTCTCGGATCCGGTTTATGCCGCCCGTTTGTGATTCAAACTCAGCGGCGTCCTCTCCAAGCCTTGACAGGTCTATCTCTCCCGCCCTGAATCTCGCGGCAAGCCCGTGAGCGAGCTCCGCACGGCGGTTGGCGAACTTCTCCGGGTCATATGCCCGTTCGCTTACCTGCACGGGCACTATCCGGTCACACCGGATTACCCCGTCGTTTTGCATGGCTATGAGCCCGTGAGCCACGCCTGAGCCTATGCCTATGGCGTCTATGGCCACGGTGCCCACGTGCATCCCTGAGTCGGCCAGGTCTTTGATGATGGCCGCAAGCTTGATCTTGTATCGCTCAGGGTCTACGCCCTGCCATGCCCAACGCTTTATCACACATGGTCCACGCCTCGCGTAGATCACGGAATAGTCAGGCCCCGAGTAGGCCACGTCACATCCGAGGTCTACCGGGGCGGTCGGGTCAATGAGAAGGTGCCGATGCCTCGCCGCCTCTATGAACCGAAGCGGGATGAGCGTATCGGGACCTTCATCGGGGAATATCCCCATGCGCCGGGCCAGGAAGTGGTTGTTAGGGCGATACCACTGCCCACTGCCCTGCGGGAACTCAAAGTCGTTTGCCTGCCGTTCGTCGCCTTGCTCGATCTTCACGCAATGCTTGTTTATCCCGTCTATGACCTTATCTCTGGTCACGGCGCCGGGATAGATGTTGCGGCCGGTGAGCACGTTGGGATGGTCAAGGCAAGAAACGGTGATGCAGTACCAGCCGGACTTAGGCTTGAAGCAGTCCGCGAAGGGGCCGGATGGGTCAGTGGGGTTGTCAATCACTACCCACTTGTTGTTCCCGCCGGAGAGCATGTATTCGGCTTCTTCCCAGAACTTCACCTCCACTGCGTTTGCCTCATCAAAGATGAAAAGCATGTTCTCGCAGTGTTTCCCTTTGAAGGCGCCTGCCTGGTCCGTTGCCCTCCCTTGCGCGTATCGAAGGTCGGCTACATCCCAGAAGGGTTCTTTGGGCATCATGCCCCGAAGAAGCGGCATGGTCGCCATGCTTACGCCCCGCCGGATGTAGCGCCATATTTCGTTTTTGACCTGTTCCCCCGATGGCGCCGTGGTCACGATTATCGCGGGATCGAATGAATGAAGAAACCACGGCACTATGACCGTCCCGATGGGATAGGTCTTTCCTACGCCGTGGCCTCCCTTGATTGCTACTTTGGACTCATTTGCTATCGCTCGGCAAAGGTTTATCTCCTCCGCCGTGAGCGTCTGACCCATTACCTCTATCCCGAATCGATCCGGGTAAGGCTGGTATTTCTCCCACGGGTTCTCCGCTTGTATCGGCAGTCCCGTCACCGGCGCCGCCGACCTCAAAGCGTACCCTTCTTTCAGTTGCCTCAATAGTTCCTCTAGGGCCTCCTCCGGCAACTCCTCCCAATCCTCGGGTAACAATGACTTCAGCGATTCCTCGGATAGCATCTCTCAGGCTCTCTCGGCGCTGCTCTCTTTGGGGGTCTGCCAGCCGCGCCGCCTTCTCCTCTAACTCAATTCCGAGCTTGAGCAGCTTGATTCCGCCCTCTACTCCAAGCTCTTTGGGCTTAACATTCTCAACGAACTCCTTGCCCTTCTCCCGAATGGTCTTCGCCGTTTCCCGAAGGTAGGCAAGGAACTCCTTTTCTTCCTCTGTGATGAGTTGCTGCACCGGGCGGACGGCCATGAAGTCGTCGTAAGCCTTCGCCCGCTCTTCCCACTTCCGCGCCCGGTAACACAGGCTTATGCGCTGCCGGTGCTTGCCTTCAGCATCCGCGAGGTCTGCCTGCTTGCGCTCCGGGGGGTCGCCTCTCTTGGGGAGCATAAGCCAGCGCAGGAAGAGGGCGTACTGTCCATCCGTCTCCCCGTTAGCGTGGTCTTGATCCCACGGCTGACGAACTGAAATCTCACCCACTTTGAGTAAGGACCTCCGCCTGGTCTACGCACTCGGTCTGGTCCGAGCCGCATGAAGGGCAAATCGGGGTCTTCCCGGCCGTCCTAAGCTGCCACAGCCAAAACCGCGTCACTTCAAACACTCTGCCGCATGGCCGGCATGAGATAATCTCTCGCTTGCTCTTCTCCGGTATCTCGCTTGCCTTCATTCTCGCGCCCCCGCCAGCAATGACCTCTACTAATAGGCGTATTCATTTCCCCCGTCACTCGTAAAAGCCGAAAGTAAAAAGTGGCATTTTCACAGACATTTCACGCCAGACGGCAGTTGTGACGACTTTTTGACGGCAGAAAGCAGTGGCTTGTATGCTACAATGGGGTTGGCAGGCAGGTAAGCCGCTTACGGAGCGAGTTATATGACTGAGGATGCTGTTCGTTTCGTGCGCGAAGTTGCTTTTCCGGGTGTAGACTGCTCGGTTCAGGTGAGGATCATTGATGCCCTGCTTAGGGGTAAGCGGGTGTGCGTTTGGCCGCGAACTGATCCACTTGAGCCCGTGGTCTGCATTGGCGGACCTCCCCGGCTGCTTGACGAAGACTCATTCGAGTATCACCAGCCGGCCGGGGAGTATGAGGACTTACTGATTATCGATCTTCCTGAAGTTGCGGCTTGAGAAGTAGTCCACACCCGCCACATACGAAGAGGCGCTGTGTGTGAGGGTATGAGGTCGGAAGCCCGGTTGATGTGCGGACATGATGTTGCACGTGGGAGTCCTCGCATTTCGGGCATCGTGGGCGTTGCCATAGTTGATCTTTCATCTTGCTCACGGAGTCACCTAGTTTTCTACATCTATCTGCGGCTTGAGTATCTTCCCGCAGATGTCGCAGGCCACAGCATACGTAGTCTGGCGGCCGGTCACAACAATGACGTGGCGCCTCACGGAAGCAGTGGGGTGAATCGGGCAGCAGTAAGGCTTCAGCATTGGTCTTTTCCTTCCCATCATTCGCATGTTCTTCTCCTTCATCACCCCTCGCTTTGGTGCGCGGCTCTAGCCGTAAGGGGATTGGTTCGTCGGCTTCAGGCTAATGCCCAGGACTTCGGCGCGTCGGTAGATCGCCCGGGCGCTTCTTCCCATCTTGAGGGCGATCACGCGGGTAGGCGTATTGGCAGATGCAAACTGCCTCAGTTGTTCATTCTCCTCTTCGGTCCAGATCGCTCGCTCTCTAGCTCTCTTCTTACGCATAGCTTCCTCCTTTCCTGGTTGGATTCTACTTCCGGCCGTTACGCAGACCCAGAACCCACAGCGTATTCATTATGGCCGTGATGACTACGCTGACTAGCGTCACATAGTGAACCCAGTTAACCCACTCCAACCCTTGCCTCCCTTCTGGCATTGCTCCCTCCCGCACTATCCGGGGACGGTTAGGACGCAGGCGATAGACAGCAATGTGAGTAACAGCGTGGCCCACGACCGCCTGCAACCATTGTCGCGGCAGTCTTGAATCCAATTGATCAGCGAGAAAACCGCTAACACCGCGAAAGCACCCTTGAGGAACCACGTGGTTGGACTCATTTCTTCTGCCTCGGGTCCTTCATCGTCTCGTACTTCGGCAAGTTACACACCAACACCCGGCGCGTCTCAACCCATGACACCGGGACCATCACGCTCTTCACCGGCCTCAGATCGTAGAAGTTTATGAAGCTCACGGCATTCACATCCATCTGAGGGGTTTCGCTCTCCTTCACCGCCTCGTGAAGTATCACCTGAACGCTGTGCTCAGTCTCCGCCGGCACGAACTTGATCTCAAGATGCCGTGTTTCCGCGTCGTACCAGAACTGGCAGTGCGGATAGCCAAGTTGCCCCTTCTTCGCCCCTTTGGGGAGCAAGGCATACGCCGCTGAATTGAAGGCGATTCTCCCGTCTCTCCTCATGCAAATGCCGGGTATGTGCATGGTCCGCCTACCCCACTGTCTGAATAGCTCAAGCGCCAATTCTCTCCTCCTTCACCCATTCATCAGGCACTTCCCGAAGCTCCACAGCACTCTCCATCGGCTTGTGCGTTCTGGGATTGACCAGCTTGCTCCACACTTCACGCCTGAGATTCTTGAGGAATATCTTGCAGCCAGCCTCCGCCGCCGCGTCCAAAAGTGGCTGAACCCATTCGGCGCGAAGTCCATATGGCTCAAAAGGCGGGATGACTCGCCCGTTGCCGTCAGAGAGTCCGCCGATGACTATGAAGCTCATTGCCCCCATGATTTCGGGATGCACGTTGACGGTTTCCAGTAGAGGCTCAAAGGACAGCCACCACTTTGACTTCACACACCAATCTTGATAGAAGCTGTGCTGTAGTAGGTCTGCGTTTCCGCATAGACTCACGCCGTACCACATGCCCTTCACAATATCGGCATCCTTCATGCGCCTGCCCTTCGTCAAATGCACGAACGTATGCTGCGGACACTGCCGCTCGACCTCAAACACCCTCTGCCGCCACTCCGGTTTCACCCCTGGACTCCACATGTCGCCGCCGAAGCCGACGAATATCGTGTATGCCTTGCGAGTCCTCAGTGGAGCCTCAAGGACTGACTCGTTCAGGCGGGGATGGAACCCCCTTTTGCATGTGACGCATAGGGCTTGCCGTTCTTCCGCGACTT